TGTAAACACACCAAGGATCTCTACATACAAAAGGAACAGTAATTTCAAATTCATTATGTGTACGTATATCAATAATAGTCCTATTGACATAATTTTGGTAATTAACTCCTCTGTTAGTACCAATTTCGTCTCCAGGATAATAACATACTGCTAATCTTCCTGAATGAAATTCTGTCTTAACTAATTTAAATCTATAAACTAATGACCCTCTCCATTGTTGAAAGCAATTAGCTAACAACGAAACAGGAGGAAAATTATAAACACCAGCTACTATTTGCACATTAACTAGCGGTGTAACACCAATATCCAAAAGTCTATTACCTACTGAATTACTTGTAGTCCAGTTAAATTGTTTAAAATAAGCTTTCTTAGAATACCAAAAAGAAAAATCCATTTCATCATACTTTGTACCAGAAATACCTTTTAAAGGTACAGTAGAATTGTGATTGATCAGGCCTAGAGGTCTAGCATCATTATCACCATCCACAGTAGAATGTCCAGGATTATTTAGAATCATGGTTTTTGTTAACGAATCTCCTTGAGTAGGCTTAGACCAACCAAAAATCTTCGCAACTTTACCAGCTCTTTCGGTAATCCAAGAAGCTCCAATAGCATAAGAAGATAATAAAGGAATGTCTCTTAATTCATTGAAAGCTCTTGAAAAAGCAAACAATGGACCTGAAACAACACCGTTGGTCTTATTGGCGGTTTCTTTTCTCGAAATGTTACTTTGTGGGGCAGCAGCTCCATAAAGTGTAACATCGGTCAAGGAAGCATAAACGGTGTAACCAACTGATGCAGCTCCAGCAACATCTACAAGAGGTGAATATGGCCAGATAGTCATCCAGCCTATATTACCCTGAGACGTAGCTAAAGGTCCAATAGCACGTGGTAAAGGATAAAATTGAGAGACATAGGTAAAAGGAATAGTTAATTCACAAGAAGTATCTGTGGAGAGATCTACTTCTACATGATGAGTTTGAGTTCTCTGCACTAAAGAATAATTATGCATATTAACCCAAACAGCATCTTTCAAAGTAGTACCACCATTAGCACCTGCTGTAGGAATAAAACCTAAAGCATATCTACCTTGTTGAAAACGTGTAGCATTCACAACTAATTTCAAGTTAATAGTACATCTTATACCATAAAACCCTCTCAACTTATAAACCCAAGCGTCTGCTTCAGTAGCTGAAAACAGAGTATATGGGAAAGAATAAGTAGTAAAAGTAGTGGTAGAGTCAGTAGTATTAAAAGTACCAGTTGAGATAACTACAGGTTTAGCAAGGAAAGATATAATATCTTGTTCAGTCGGTTGTGAATCGTTTAATTTCAAAAATTGTTCCGATACATAATCCATCATTGAATCATCTTTCTTTACCACTCCTGTGTCATCTAGAAACTTTGTGGTAGACATATCTTCTTCTTGCTTTAAAGCAATCTTTTCATGTGTTGATTCGATTGTTGCTGTAGTTTCGGTAGAACCGGAGGTATCAAGTGCTCGAATCACAGACACTTGCCCTCCAGTAGTACCACTACTGTCATTATTATTATTATTGTTATTCATTAAATTTCATATATGGTCCTATTAATATTCCAACGGGGACCAGAGATTGGAAGTTTGATATTTTCCATACATCTAGTTTTCTCTATATGTAAAACCAGTTTAAAGACATGGTGGTCATTGCTACCTTAATACTCAAAATCGGTAATAGAAGTAACTTCTTGTAGAACTGAATACCATTTAGTATCTACAATAGTCAAATCTTGATAAGGATATAATTCTTTAACCTTATTATAAATACGTAAGCACCAAGTATCAAATTTAGTACGTCCGTGTAAGGCTAACTCACGTATGACTAGCTCAGCATTAGTGACAGCAATCAAATCTTGTTGACCCTTTATGTCTTTAGTCCAGCATAATATATCCATCATAGCGGAAAATCTTAATGGTGCTACCCACATTCCCCTACTACCTAACGCTCTCTCGAATCGAAAGCCACGTTTTAAAAATTCAACTGACGTTAAATCTCTAAACTCTGAAGTAGCAGCTTCTTTAGTTTCAGTTGTATAAGTCATGCCCATACGTTCTAAAGCTCTTGGGAGTGTCATCTCATTAAAGAAAGGTCTAAAATCACTATGGACTGTATATAAAACGTCATCCCCTAATGCTATAAGTGATACATGAGTATTGAAGACTTTAATAGCTAATCCTAAGATAATCCAAGCAGATCTAAATAAAAGGTTATTATTCATAGTATTAAGGAGAGCTGTTAAAGGGCTTCCAGAAGTCATAGAATAATACCATTCGAATATTTCTCCTTTATATAAATGTTTAGGGTTAGTAACCTCAGCAAAGAGCATAGCACGCACTTTAGTAGAAAATTTATCCTCGTAACCATAGTAATCTTGAATAATATCTAAACAAGCATTGAGTAATTCAGGACTAATTGAACAATCAAACCTAGAATAATCACCTGCTCCTACTTGAGGATCAATCTCATCAAATTCAGACATTTTCCTAGCCAATACATCCCAAGAATCAGAATAAGGGTTCATTCCTATAGCCGAGCCTACATATATTCCAGCTGTGGTCATATATTCCATAAAACCTCCGAAGAACATTCTATTTAGTACCAAATAATAAAAAGCAGCAGCCGAAAATAATCGATTATCCTTCCCTATCTTAATACGTTGATCTTTCAAATTATCAACAAAGACAAAGAAAGGGCGGATATCGTTTTTATACATATCTAGATATCTATTTATCTCAGACTCAATCTCTGCATAGGCTGTCTCAATGTCAACAAAGTGATTTTTGTAAACGGATTCATAATAGTACTTCTTCACATTTTTAATAGTCAAAGTATTCATAGGCCATCCAGGGCTAGTTTTTGAAGTGATAGTAGCTAAAGCTCCTATCCCATGTAAAGCCTCTTTCAAAGTGAGGGTTCGTTTAATAGGAGCATAACCGACTCTATGAAAATTCATAAAACAAGCTTGGTAACTAGACTTCGCTTGTTGTATAACTTCTGGAATACAAGGCGGGGGATCAACACAATACTTAGACAAAGCAATTTCGAAAGGATCATAACAGATTCCTTCTTTAATATACGGTCTAAGATGGGCTTTCTCCATCTCTAAGTATTCAGAACCCAACTGTTCTTTAAAAACTCCATATAATTTAGACCTCCTAATAGATGACTTAACTGTTTCATTAGGTATAAATTTAGGATCAACAGAGTACGTAGGATAAAAACCTGCTTGAGGAACTATCAAATCACAATAGCTAATACCGTCTACAGATTCCTCTGAAGAAAATATATATGATTCTTCCTCAGCTCCCTCTATGAGTAATGCTTGCAAAACCTCTTGGGTAATTACTGACCCATAACCTTCACTAGCAGAAGTCTGTCCAGCGCAATGAATACCAATTATGCATCTATTCTCATAAGAAGCAGAATTAGTAAAAACTAAACTACCACAATCTCCACGTTGAAATTTCCCTCCATACGTAAAGAGATTTTTCAATGTGTAGAAAGATAATTCATCGCCCCATGAAGCAGCTATATATTTCTCATTGGCTTTTTCAAATTTAGCATGAAAACTATGAACTATAGTAGACCTATGATTTTCAGAAACCATCTTAGAAGAAAGCATTGTAGCTTGAAAAGTTCCAGCCCTTTGAAGAGCTTTAACATCATCATCCTTTAGAAAATATTTTAAAGCTCCAGCACTGTTCTTCTGGGCAGAAGGTATCTTGACTAAACAAAGATCTCTGTCAGAAGATTCATCCGTTGCTTTCCAAATACTCAACAAATATTCCATAGTAATGGCTAATCTGCAGTTACTACCTGCCGAAACTAGAGTAGCAGTAAATCTACCATCACCTGGATTATTGTCATATTTATCTTTCAAGCAAAATACATAATGGAAATTAAAAATGAAAAATTGTCCCTGAACATTTGTAGCGTGACCTATAAATTGACTAGAATTGTCAAAATTATCACGTATATGTATTAAATAAAACAATTTATTCAATATCTTACAAACAACGTTACCTGGACTATTGGTCATAGCTAATTCGCTCACTGTAAACTTAGGATAAGACATTACAGTACCAGTAGGAAGAAAGTGACCTTGAGGTTCAATTCTCATACCTGGACTTAATTTCATCAAAGATCTAGAAATTTCCTTATTGGGTTTCTTACCTGGAGTCTTCCTAAATCTAGCTGCCATCTTTTCTGTATCTACTGAATGCGGTACGATATCAGAAAATGAAGCGGTGAAATCACCTGAAAATGCCTTAACTAATTTATATGCAGCGTATATAAAACCGCCGCCAACGGTAGTAAGAAAGATTATAGTTCCACCATAATCTTGTAAAAACTGTTTGACTCTATTATATATCTTTTTAAATAAAGATTTAATAGTAGCCCACACAGTTTTGGAG